GAGCCGACAAAAGCCGCAAATTCCGTAAATCCAAGCGCCGATGCACCTGATGCAATAAGCGTAACCGGATCAGCCTTGGCGGGTTCAGATATCGTCAGGCCGACAAGGAATGTCGATGCGAGGAGGAATTTCCTGATCTTCATACCCGCCACCCGAACTGAGCCTGTTCAATAGAATCGAATTGTAAAGATGTCTCGCCGACGAGCGCGATCTTTGTTCCCAAACATATCCCAATCGACCCGCCAACTCCATCAACATTCACGGATAAAGCCGAATTATGAAAAACAAGATCACCTCTAGAAAGAAACGCCTTATCCTTGCGATCTAGGAATTGATCGACCGCTTCCGCAAGATCGAGCGTTTTGCAGAATTTCTTCAATCCTTTTTGCGCTGATTTCAAATCATTGTAATCGAATGCCGGAAACAGATTGATCCCATATTGAGCCTGAAAAGCCCCATCCGCAAAGCGAACACAATCGAATGAACCCCACGCAAACGCCTTTTCTCGGCAGGAGCCGATATAAATATCAAGAGCAGATTCCCAATTCGGAACCTTACTCACGACCCCAGATAATTTGCTTGGTTTGGAGATCATTAACGAAATCAAAGCCCTTGTCTGTAGGATAAACTCTTTTTTGATCCTCGGATGTATAACGCCAAATTCTAGGCCGTTCGAGATCGATTAGACGAGACTCAACCGAAACTGAGATCGTAAGCGTTTCGCCAGTGTCATTAATCGACATCTGATCGATTAGACCGGAAAACACCTGAACCGCGTCAGAAACCATCCCTGAAAGCGAGAAATAAATATTCGCCGTCCGATTCTGATATTTCTCTGTCAGCGCAATCCCAAGAGCCTGAGGATTGATACCAGAAAGCGAGATCGTGATTCCCTTAGCCGCGATGTCAGTTGTGTCTTCCATCGAGGAGATCGCCAGAAGCGTTCCCGCGCCAGTATAAGAGAATCCGTTGTAAGTGATATTTCCTAATCCTGACCAAAGACGAACCGCGCCAGAATCAAACTTCAATTCGACCAATACAATCGGCTGAATTGCAGAACCTTGAAGCGCACTCGCAAATCCTGCCGCCAGACTCCTCATAGTGCTTCCACCGCTGAGAAATTGATCCCATAGACCGAGGCATTATCAATCGAGAACGAGGCATCCGAACTCGAAAGTCGGAACAATCCCTTCGCCCCCGCAACAACGACCGCCGCGTTATCAGCCGGAGACGATCTGAGAGAAGGCCATATATCGAGAGAAACCTGACCGCTTCCATTCGAACTCGCATCAGCTAGAACTTTGTAAAGTTGTGATCCCGATCCGGTTCCTAATTGAATATAATCCCCCGCCTTTAGATAGCCTGTCGCACTATTTGGAGCGCCATCGATGTTCAGAGTTGATCCCGTCTGAGAACCACCATTCACAAGTGGAGTTCCTGCCGCTGTCGATGCCGAACCTCTCGCAGTCGCGCCCATAGGATCGCCAAGCAAAAACGTCCCATACGCACCATTGAGCGAGATCAAGAAAGCAATCCATTCCTCAGCCGATGCTCGTTTCATTGGAGGCAGAGTAACCGAGGCTTCCCACCGCGATCCCTGATGTTGCATCACCTGAGTCGTCAATGTGAACGGAGAAGTTGCAACCGCAACCGAATTTCTAGCCGTGATAACGATATTCGCAATTCCGGTAATCGTCGGGAGCGAGAGAGGATATGTAATCGCCATAATTAGCCCCCGAAGGCATTGGCGAATGAGCCGCCACGCCGCTTTGCATCGATGACAGCCGCCTTTGCCGCGTTTGAAATTTGAGGCAGAAGGCTTTGGATTTCAGCGCGAACCGTTTGCTGAACGCCTGTCGAGACATTGATTGTTTGATAGACATTCACACCGCCGTTACTACCTGACATCGATGTATCAGGAATGATCGAACCGGATCGATTCGGCATGAATAATTCAGGACCGTTTTCGCCAACCAAATATGGCGAACCAGAAGAAACAGAGCCGCCGACAGCGCGAGTGACAATCGGAGGCAATGGGACAGAATCGCCGCCGCCTCCCAATCCGAACATCGAGAGAATATTGAAGCCGCCGCCACCACCGCCGCCACCGAAGAACCCGCTCATCATTTGTCTAAATGCAATTCTCGCCATGTCTGAGATGATAGAATCCGCAAGAGATTTGAAATCTAGCTTTCCGGTTTTCACGAAGTTCACAAAAGCATCTTCCATAGATTGAAAAGCATTTGTAAATGCTGAATTTATTGCACCAGAAACATCAGTAGCCGCTCGACGGAATGTTTCCATTCCACCTTCGAAACCGCCGGATGCGATAGCAAGATCACCATTAAGTTTGAATAGTGCCTTACTATATTCTTGCTGATTCAAAGCTCCTTGTTGGAATAGGCGATTCAATTCTTCAATATCTTTTCTGATTTGATATGTCGGATCGCCAAGAGCGCGATATTTATCAACAAGACCCGCAGTTGCCGCTCCGTTTTCTTTAATAACATTCGTATTTTTTGAAACAAGAATTGAAAGAGCATCTGTCGATTGAGAAACTCCATTGAACACGTCCTGAGTTTCTTTGAAAATTGTATTCAAGTCTTTTTGTTGAGCAAGTCGTTCAGATAGAATTTTATTAACATTCGGAAAATCAAAACTGGTTGCCGCTTTCGTTGCTTCGACAAAAGCACCGATATCTCTTGCAACCTCAATAAATGCAGAACCAATCAGATATACAGCCGCAACAACGCCTCTAAATCCGGCTGACAATCCTTCAGCGATCGGTTTTAGACCTGAAAATGTTCTATTGAATTCTTGAGTGTTATTATTGGCTGTTCCAATTTGTTGAGTAAATGCCATCAATGACGGAACAATTCCTGTCATCAAACGATTCATAAAACCATCTGCCGCAAGCGACAAGATTTCCATTTGATCGTTGAATTGAGCCGCAGATTCAGCCGATTGACCACTAAATGTTAAACCAAGAGCATCAGCTTGAGACTGAAGTTCTCTTATTCCTTGCGAACCAAGATTTAAGATTGGAATTAAATCAGCACCTGATTTTCCGAATATTGCTTGAGCAACTGCCGCTTTCCGAGCGCCATCGCCATAACTGGAAATTCGATCAGCAATTTCTAGGAAAAGATCACTGGTAGGCTTTAATTGACCATTTGTATCACGAAGATCGATCCCAATTCGTTTGAAATCATAAGCAAGACCTGATTTTGCATTTGAAGATGCTTCATCAACTGCTCTTGAGAATTTAATCAATCCTTTTTCAAGACTATCAAATTCAACATTTGCAAGTTTTGCCGCATAAGAAAGACCGGAAATAAATTCTACAGATGCGCCAATTTTCTGAGCCGCATTTGCAAAATCCTCCGCTCGATCAGTTGCGTTTTTAATACCCTGAATAAATTGACCTGCGCCAAAGGCAACGCTGATCGAGGCAAGAGCCATCTTAGCCTTTGCCGTAAAATTACCCATCTTTGTGAGATTGTTATTTATAGAATTGAAAGCCGCCATCGTTTTATCGACAGCGGTCAATTCAATTTTTAATTGCTCACTTGCCATTCTTCATCCGCTCCGCGACAATGTTCAAATAAGCAATCCAACCTATAAATTCTTCAACCGATAGATCATTGATCTCCTCGATTGTCTTACCTAAACGATCCGCGAGTGCATAGCGAGAATAAGCATCGGGATCGTCTCTTAGTTTTTTATTGTGTCATCCACCGTTGCCGTTGCGATCATTTGATTTGCTATTCGAACGATCACATCTGGATCGACAGAATTCAGCAAATCCCGCTTGTGTTCGAGTGTGAAAATAGGATCGCCTTTTTGATCTTTTGCTTTCAAGATGAGACAATCAACCAGAACCTTAAGAGATGACTCTTGAGAACCTTTGAATATCTTATCTTTCTCGGCGAGAGTGAAAGGAGTGGAATAAATAAGAAAAGGACTTCCTTCTTCACCCCACTCTGGAACTTCGATCACATTCACATTTTGATTCTTGAAGTGCGATTTAGCTTTTTCAATTATGTGCATTTATTGAGTCCTAATTACGAGGCAGTTGATTGTGAAAGTGTGCCTGTGCCTTGGAATGCGAATGTTGCTTCAACCATGCCATCAAAAGATGCAGTGCGTTCGATCGAAGTCACGATCACCGAACCGCTATAATAGATGTCACCAGTTGAAGCACCCTCTGGATACAGGTTGAGCGTGACCGTCGAGCCAGATGTCAAAGCACCTTGACCTATCGTATCAGT